ACCAATAAAACTTGTTAATTTTTCTTTTAAATTTCCCATATTTTTTATTTTATTTGATTTTATTGAAGATATAATCTTCGTATTTTTTAACTTTTTCTTGTTTTAATAATTTATATAATGTAGCGGTAGACATATTAAAATGTGAAATAATTTCTTTATTACCTAAAAATATTTTAATTTTACCATTTGGTAAAATACATTGAATTTTTTTCTTCATATAATTTTTCCATTCATCTGTTTTTGGTGACCCTTTCAAATGATGTGCGGATGTTGAATATTTTTTTCTTAAAGTTTCATTTCTTTTATGTATAATGTCCGGTGAAGAATTTAAAATTTGATTTTGTTTTTTTATATGTTTTTTCCCCTCATCACTTTTAATCCAATTTCCGATTTCCGATTTACGGAATTTTTCTAATCTATCAATTCTGACTTGTTTATATTTTTCTTTAATGTCTTCAGTAAACTTAAACCCTTTAGGTAATCCGGTTCCTTTATTGGTTAAATTATAAAATTCATCATTATTTTTAACATCATAAAGAACACAAAATTCCTCTTCTTTTATATATTTCAATTCTTCAGGTCCTTCCCACAATATTATTTTTTCAAAATTAGATTTACCATATTTTTTTATTGCTTTACTAATTAAAACACCACTACCTAAATAATCATCATTTGATGAAAAATGACTACCTATATATTTTTTCCCATTAACTAAATTAGTTGTTAAATAAACTATTGACATATTTTTGTTTATTTATAAATATCCCAATATTGAGGTTTATTATTTTTTTAATTAATTCTTAAAAAAACCTTTTTTTATTAATTTACTAATTACTCTTGACGATGCCGTTTCAATAGCTTTTTTAGTTGATATACCAATAGTTGATTGATTAAATTTAATTTCATCTACACCATCTAATAATGATGCCGTTTTAACTGTAGATGATTCACCTAATCCACTACCCGTAATTACTTCACCCGTTTCAGCATCAACAAATCTAACTTGTAAACCTAAACGAGTTGTTTGTGTTGCTTTAGAACCACTAGTTGCTTTAACAACTTCATCTTCCGACACACTGAAATCATACACTTCGATATAAACTAGAAATTTTGCTAAGATGATATTCCCCTTAACTTTAATTTCGTTTTGAGATATTCCTTTTGCAGACGCTTTATCTTGAGCAATCATTTTGTTTTTAATTTCCGCCTTATCCTCAGTGAATTTAAATCTGTCTGTCATCTCAAGGTATTCTAAAACAATATTAGCAACCCCTAATCCGACTCTCTTATCTTTTAACTCAGGATACATTTCATAAACAGATTCATTAATACCAATTTGTAATACTTGAATAGGGATTACAATTGTATCGGTATAATCTGCAACTGCGGATATTGATTGTTTTTTTTCAAAATCTGCTTGATATTGTTCTGTTTTAACAGTACCAATTTGTGCCGAAACATTACAAGAAAGTAATATAAACGGTATTAGGTATATTAGTTTTTTTAATTTCATATTACCAAGGGTCTTCTTCTTTTGGTTTAGCAGGTACGGGAGCTGCTGCAGATTGTGCAGGAGCCGCTTGTTTTTCAATCACTCGTTCTTTAACAATCGTATTTGTTCCACCTCCTGAAGATTGTTTTTGTTGATTGGTATTATTGTTTTCCAAGTTAACATTAATCACAGGCTGAGCCGGAGCTGCTTGTTCTGTTTTTGTTTCTTCTTTATCTCCCCCACCGTTAAATAGAGTTGTCGTAATCCAAGTTCCTCCTGCTAATACTGCAGTTGATACAGTTCCGATAATTGTTTTCTTTAATCCTGACCAAGTTCCATCTGATTCAGGTACATTTGTTTCCTCTGACATATTTTTGTTTTTTTAATTTAGTTTATTGTTTAAAGGCTAAGAGGTTCCAAATGGAACCTCATTTTTTTATTTTAATACAAATTTACTTGTTACTGATTTGTCTTGTCTTTTTAAAACCGCAACATAAGTACCTTCAGGTAAATATCCTAAGCTAGCACCGTATTGATATTCTCCTTCAGGCATTGTTCCATTAACAATAACCTTATGTGATTTACCATCAATTCCGTAAACAACTAACGTAACATTACCTTCTTTAATTACTTTGAATTTAACGTTTATATAGTCATCCGTTGGGTTTGGAAAAATTTTCATATCTTCATTTAACGAAAAATCAAAACTATTAGATATCTTATAAACAACTAATATTCCGTTTGTTGGTGCAATACTCAAATCTTTTGCAATTGTATTTCCAGCGAATTTATTAGTTGTGAATAAAGGACTTGTTCCCCATTGATTTTGTGGTTTTTTCGCTAAAAACTGAAGAGTAACAACTTCATCATTATTACGTAATGAATTTAGATTTGTACTATTATCATAACCACCCCAATCAACTTGATTGTCATTAGTATTAAGGAAAGTAATCCATCTTGAACTTGCAGATTTAGATTCAACACCTTTAAAATCTAAAAGAGTGTCATCATATTTGAATCCAAATTGAAGTGAACCTAAATCATTTCCATTAGTATATACTCTAACAGGTATATTAACTAAATTACCCTCATCTACTGAAAGACTCGGAACATTAACCTCAATAGACGCGGTTGGGAAATCGTATTCAACTTTGTTGTCAATGACATTATAAATCTGAGAAGGTGTATTTGAATTAGGGTTTATTGTAATATCAATAGGTGTTAAACGAGCCATATGATATCCTGTTCCATTTGCATCTCCAGGTACTAAAACATAATAAGTAACTGAGTCAGGTTGTCCTGCAACAATATCAAATGTAAAATTAGTCACACCAGCAATTGTTGAGGTATAGTTATTAGTTGAACCGTTAATAGTATTATATTCAGTTTGAGTAAAGAATTTAATATCTTTAACTGAATTTGGCCAAGTTGTGAATCTACCAGCAACTCTACCAAATACGCCATAAGCGTCGGAAATTGATACATTATTATCTCCATTAACATCTGCCGCGTAATAATCAAATCCTGATGGAGTTGATGTACCTAAAACATATTGGTTAATTTTTTGAGCATCACTTGTAGATATTACGTTACCTACTGCTAAAGTATCTCCCTGAACTTTTAACCTAACATTCCAACCTGTAGTGTCAATAGCCACGTTATTAAATGCAAATGTACCATCATTAGCAGTTAATTGAGTTGAAACTTGACTCCAAGTAGATGAAGTTTTTAATTTTTTCTCTAAAGCAACTGTTAGGTTTTTAGCACCTGAACCAGTTACGTTAAGGAATGTACCGTGATACGACATAGTCTGTGGTAACATCACACCCCCAAAGTTTTGTAATGTAAGGGAGTTATCCATACCCGCTTGTGTTGTTGATATAGATGGAAATGTTGCAACACCACTAAATGTCATATTTCCGATTGAAGTTAATGACGAGAAACCTGCAATGTGATTTAACTTTAACTGAACAAATGCACCATTAGGAATTTGAAAAGTCGATAAGTTACCTGTGTATGACATTGTGATTGTTACATATCCTCCAGCAGGATTATCCACGAATTGTAGATATTGAGCGTATGAAGTATTCAATGACGTTACGGTATCAACACCTGAGAACGCTAGTTTATCGTAAAATACTCTGAATTGCGCAGCCGTAATTAAAGTAGATGTGTTATTATAGAAACACAATCCAACATTTGTAAACCCTACTGATGACGGTGCCAATTGGTAGGTAGGGTCTAATGTCACAAATACTCCTGACGATGCAGGGATTGGACACGTTTGGGAAAACCCGACAAGACTCAGTAGCATGACTGAGACTGCCATTAGAATTTTTTTCATAATTTAGTTTAAATCTTGGTAATTTATTTTTATATAAATATTTCGATATCTTAATTATTCATTTGTAAATGAATATATTTATTAGTATGAACAAACTGTTAAACGAAATTCAAAAAATTAGAGGTATTATAAATGAAGGCAATATTGAAACATATCTTAAAAAAATTAAAGATATTCTTATTGTTAATGATATAATGACACCATCAATAGAATCTAATTTAAATTCGATAATATTAATCGGTGATGAAAAAATAATCGATTATGAATTAATGGAGAGAGGACTTAAAAAAGTTTTATCATTCAAAGGTGATAAGAAAAAAAATGTTGATTCTTATTTTTCAAAAATTTTAGATTCATTAAAAACGAGAGAACAAGGAATATATAACGTAGAACCTGAAAGTGATGATTATTCTTTTGAACCTCAAGAACCTTCAATTATACCAAAAAAAGTTTATAGAAAAGAATTATACGGGTTACAAGTTGAACTTCTTAAATTAGAAGAGTGGTTAATGAAAAATAACAAAACAGTTATTATCGTGTTTGAAGGTAGGGATAGTGCTGGTAAAGGTTCAACAATTTTAAAGTTCACCGAAAATATGAATCCAAAAGGATTTAATGTTATAGCAATGGGAATCCCAACTCCTGAAGAAAGAGAAAATTGGTGGCAAAGATATGAATCAAAAATTGAGAAAGGTAAAATTAACCTATTTGATAGAAGTTGGTATAATAGAGGTTTAATTGAACCTGTTATGGGTTATGGTAGTGATAAAGAATATCAAGAATTTATGGATGGTGTTGAAGAGTTTGAAAATTCTTTAGTTAAAGATGGGGATTATTTATTTAAATTATGGTTCTCAATTGACAAAGAAACTCAAGCAAAAAGATTTGAGATGAGACAAAATTCAAAATTAAAATATTGGAAGTATTCCCCTAACGATTCTAAAATGCAAGATTTGTGGGATAGATTTACAGAATTTAAAGATAAATTAT